TTTTTCCACTTCTCATTATCTTTGCTAATTTACTGTAATCTTTACCATAAGCCATATTATTTTGTTCTATTTCGGCTTCCCAGTATTTACATAAAGCATCGACTACTTCTCTTCGTGAATCAACTGATTTCATTTTGTTAAGTTTATGTAAATCTTTTTCATTATATCTCATTTTACTCAAAGGTATTTGATAATCATTTAGCCAAGTGATAGTATCTATACACTTTTGTAAATGGTCTGAATAAGCATCAATCATTGTGTCAATTGCTTTTGACATTTTGGTTCTATATTCTCCCTTTAATTTCCTACGAGAACTTCTCATCTTGTAAATCAAATCCGGAATGTTTTGGTCTTGCACAACATACTCAGGAGGAAAAGAAACGAAGTGCTTTTTTGCATCAGTAAAATTGATGCCTCGGTCTTGAGAAAGTTTGGTTATCTCTTCATGTTCAGACATAACATAGGTATTGTTAGAAGTCATTATTTCTGTACTTGTTAATTCTTCTTTTATTTCCTCAACTGGTTTTTCGTGTATTACCTCGATCTCTTTGTTCTCATCTTTGTTCTCGACCTCTTTGGTAATTTCTTCAAGTCTTGGTTCGGATGCTCTCTCCTCCACTTTTTCCACATTTTCGGTTTGTTTATTCGCATCCACGACTCCTGTGCTTTGCTCTGGAACGGCATCTTTATTTTCTTTTTTTATTTCTAACTTTGTTACTTTTTTCTCCTGTGTTAACTTCTTAGGTCTACCAGGTTTTCTTTTCATTTTAAGAGGTTGTTTTGAATCCACCTCTGCTTCTACTTTTTCTTTTGTTGCCATGATATAATATAATATAAATTATTAAATGTTTAAATCTTGATTATTCTCAAAATTTATTGGTAATAGGTTGTTAGCTTTTTGATCAGCTATAGCACTCTGTTGAGTACCTATTATCTTAGCTCTTTTGTCTTTTCTGTTTTCAATATCTTGTTCACGATCAGACTCTCTATTTATTTTCTGCTGACCTAACTGCATGTTATAATTAAACTCAAGATCCATTAACTCACGTTTAATTTGAGCTTCAACACGCATACGCTCTACTTCAAAACTAGCTTTACCTTTTTCAAATTTAAGTTTAGTATCTAGTTGAGCTTCTGATTTTTGTACCTCTGCTAAAGCAGCAGCTTCAGTAGCTTGAGCATTTGCTTGGCCTTGTGCTTGTATGTTTGCTAAATTAGCGGCTTGAGCAGCTTCAGCAGCTTTTTTACGTTTTAGCTTAATCATTTGATTAGCTAACTTTAAATTTCTTATTTGTCTAATATCTATAGCATCTTCTAGATTTATACTACCACTAGCTAATGCCGCTTGTATATTAGCTTCTAGTTTTTCTTTTTCTACTTCATCAGGAACTAAATCAAAATAAATACCAAAGTCATATAAGTGTATGTTTGATAAATCTTGTAATTGACCTACACTCCATGTTGATATACTATTTTTCAATGCTTCTTCTGTTAGGGCAAACTCTATACTATCAGAAGTTCTTAATACAATATTCTCACAAGTCTTAACAGTAAGATATAAATAAGAATTTAATATATGCTTAGTAGCTGTATTTGAATTTGCAGCTGCAAGTTTTTGTAAACCTACTAACGAATCTGAATTAGGCATACTACCATCTCTAGCTTCGTTTAATCCGGTTACATCTCTTATCATCTGTAAGTAATATTGATAAGTTTGAATAAGTGAAGCAACCTTATTGCCACCATCACTTTTAACAAGCTCTTGTATCGGTATTCTGCCTGGATTAGGATCACCTTCAGTAGTCATTGATCTACCTAAAATACTACCAGTTTGAAAATACATATTTAAAGCTTCTTTAGCATTGTAAGTTGTTCCATTACCAAGATCAACTTCTGCTAAACCATCTACGTCTAAATAAACACCATCAGGTATTACTTTAGATATTACTTGTTGTATTTTTAAATGAGTTAATTGTATCATATCAGCAAAGCCCATCATACGACTTACTAAACTTTCTATTCTACCATTATACATTTTAGGACAACAAATGTTGTAATTCATATTTACTTTAACTAAATTAGATTTTGGCCTTGTCATATTCTCAGCAAGCTTCCACTCTAACATCATATCATATCCTAATACTTTAGCTCCTGTGTAAAGTGTTTCTATAGATCTACTTACTCTATCAAAATTATCGCTAGTATCTGGATTAAATGTATCTGGTTTTTCTAATGCTTTTTCTAAACCTGTAGCAGTTTGTTTAATTTTAAAAACTTGTTCACTATAAGTTTTATATTCAAAATACAATATGTAAATATAATTACCATCACGTCTACCGTTATAATTATATAAAAAATTACCATTGCCTTGATATTCTTGTAGTCTTTCAAGTTCTGAATCTGTTAAATTAGGAAATTGTTTTTTACAATCAGCTAGTGATAATGCTTTAACTTCGCCTACATACCATAAATCTTCAAAGTTTGGATCTTCACTATAAGAATAAACTAACTTAGAAGGATCAACATAATCTACTTTAACCCCTTCAGCTTTATTCCAATTAGTTTTCATTGCTCCAATACCTAATACTACTAAGTCTTCTATTACACGTTTTTTCTTTAAATTAAATCTATTGAACTCTAAAGTATTATTAATAGCTTCTTCACAAGCTATTTCACTAGCTTGCTTATAACTTAATTGCATATGAAGATCTAACTCTTCTTTGTTTTCTGGAAGTTCTTCTGGATTTTCACTATTAAACAAATCCATACTTAAAACACTTTGTATTTCTTTTAAAAACTCTTTAGCTTGCATATCTCTCAATATGTCTTCTGCATACTTAGATCTTATACGTCTTGATTCTGGATCTTGCGCAAAAGCTCTAATATCATAAAGCTTATCATCCATACCATTAACAACAATGTCTACAAACTTAGGTATTATAGGAACTGGTTTCCAGTCAAGGTTTAAATAGCTTAAGTCACCATTTATAGCTAATTCATCTTTGTATTTCTGTACTGGTTGTTCTGCTCTTGCGTACAACCTACGCATCCTAAAATTATTATAATTAGTATTAAATCTATTTTCAACTCCTGATCTAGTTCCGCTAAACCAATCACCTTCAATAGCCATACCAACTTGGCGACCATAGTCAATGCTTTGCTTAACTTCATCAGGTACAACCTGATCTGGAAAAGAACTGTAAGTGTTTGTAATTTTTGCCATTTATTATATTATTTGTGAAATAGATCCTTTGTTGTTATATCTACGTATTCCTAAATTAATATCTTGTTTAACTCTAACTGGAACAGGTCTATATTTATTTTTATTACAAGCCATAATGGCTAAACCAGAACTTATCGAAGCATCGTATTTTGTTCTGTTGTTAATATTAAATCGACTCCAGTCATCTAAAGTTTTTTGAAAATACATATCACCAACTTTGTTTTCAAGTTGTCCTACATAATTTTCAATATAAAATTCAATAGCAGCAGCGTGTGCTTGCTTAATATCTTCACTAGAGTTAGGTATACCACCTATTTCTCTTTCAGCTACAGAAAGCTTATTATATATTTTATCAGGTCTATTCATACTAAAACCTCTGTAGCCTCTTCGTTTTAAATAATATAATAATCTCGGCTTGTTGTTTTCAGCAAGTATAGGCATGCCATAAAAAGCTAACGCCATAAGTACATCTTCAAAAAATATTTCAGCTGTTTGTGGTCTAGCTATATATTCTAAGAAAAAATGATTAGGCGGTGCATCTTCCATTGAAAACTTAGTTAATCCATGTAATGCTCCTTTAGAGCCGCGACCATCAACAGTACCGCTAATGTCGTAAGAGTCACAGCCAAAAGCTCCAATGTGTTCGTTACCTGGATATTTACTTCCATTTTTTTTAATTATATTGTTTTGTAATTTTAGTGGTGGTACCCATGATACTAAAAATCTACCGTTTTTATTTGGGTAAAATTCTACTTGAGTATCTTTAACTCCGTTCAACCATTGAAAATTACCTTGAGCAACAGATGATATATTATTTAATTCTTCGTTAATATCTATTTGTTGATATATTTTAGTTAAGTTAAATAAGCTATCTTTTGTTTCATCTCTAAATGCATGAGCTTCAGTTCTTGGAAACTGTCTGTAATACTCGTTTAATGCGTCTTGATCATTTTTTAATCCTTCAACCTCATTGTTCCAGTGTTGGATAACTCCTGTTGTAATATGTCCACCATCAATTGTTTTGACTGGATCTTTTGGGTTTGTAAAGACAGGTAATCCGAAAGAATCCATGAATCCTTCGTAGTTCCACTCCATAGGTATGAACAAGCTATAGAGCCCAGAAGTTGTTTGTCCGTTTTTATTTCTTTTTGTAACGTCGCTATTATAGTATAGTTTTTTGAAGTTGTCACCACCTTTATCTAAAGCATTTGAAGTTGAGCCCATCATACATTTACCTACAACTCTTGATCCTAGTCTTAATGTAGTTTTTGTAACTCGCCAGTTGTTTAATATATTATCAGGTCTTTCCCATTTACCACTTTCATCATGAGCTAATATTTTTAGCTTTTCACCATCATAAGAGTTATCACCTGTATTTTTCCAGTCAATAGTTGTATCAAGTCCTTCTAATTCTGCAAGTTGTTCATTCGTTTCCAACTTTCTTCTAGTAAGTTTGGATGCCGGAACCCTATATGCCAACTCAGTCTTTGGCCTATCCATACCGTCTTGAATTGGTTTGAAGAAAAACGGATAATTAACGGATATTGGGACAACTTTATCTGTAAACATTTTTTTGGCATCGGCACCAGACTTGGAAAGTATGCCGTATCTAGAGTCGGAAGATATTGTAGCTTGGTTAACAAGTTCCGCGCTTGCCATAAAGCTGAATCCAGATCGTCTGTTTTTGAGGTAACACATTCCGTAACACCTGTGATCTGCTTTGCATGCTTCCCAAAATATGAAGAAGAGTCTATTTGACTCTCTATATTCAGGGGCTCCAACATCAATTTTTGACCATTGCAAGTACATGTAATGAGTACCAGTAATATATACAGGACTGCCACAATTGAAGAAATGAAAACCTTCTTCTCTACGCTTAAATTCTTGATCGATATAGTCATACCATTTTTCTTTAAAATCAATAGGGTATTCTTCCCAGTCAAATCTAGTTTTTATCCTTTGTAATTCTTTTGGATATTCAAATCTTTTCCAACACTGCTCCTCTTGTTTTTTGCTTCGTTTATACGGTTCATCTGTTGCTGGTAGAGCAATGCGGAGACCCTGTATTTCAATGATTGTTCCAATTTTACCTGTTTTACTTATTACTACAAAATCATATTCTACGTTATAACCGTACTCCCACTTTTTAAATCTATTTTGTTTTGCTAGTATTTTAGGGTTGACAACGTCTTTTAATTCTTTATAAAGAGTCTGTTCGTAAATCATTTACTTCTCCCTTCTGCAAAACCTCTAAAAGATTTTACTTCTTTTGTTTTGTCTTCGCCATTTAATATTGCTTCTTCTTCTTCAATACGTTGTAGTATTTCAAAAGCATCCATAATACAAAGCTTTTTAGTTGCTGCAGCGTTTTTTAATCTATCAGCTGAAACATCTTCACCTGTATCTACTATAGGTTCTTTAGCAACTTTAACTAACTCATCAACTGCTTTTCGTCCAGCTTGGATTATAT